CTATGATTCCATCATATCCTTTACTTTTAAAATATTTCATCATCTTTTTTGAAGCACCGTGTACTGTTCCAAAAAGTTTTTCCACAATGTCAAATTCTTTATCTATAACTGGATTTTCAATCTTTAAATATACCGGCATAATATTGCCTCCTTTTGCTTTATCTGGAAAATTATTAAAGTCATAATATCCAGAATAAGCCATTGCATTTTGTGGAAATCTACTAAAATAAAATCCAGCACCTAAATATCCTTCATCGGTAGATGTTCCTATATATTTTAACATAAACTCGTTGAAATTTTTTGTAGTCCCGTGATAAGCTATAATCGGTTTATTATTTTTATCTACAACTTTACTATTACCAAACCACCGTCTAAACGCAGGAGTATCAACTATTGATTCTAGTAAAATTGACTTCATCTTAATCATATTATATATAAATATCTAACTTTTTGTAATCTCCGTTGTTTATTTCACTTTCCCATAATTCTACAACCTTGTATCCATTACTTTCCATAAATAATCGTCGTCTCTTATCTTTTTCCCATTGTTCTTTTGCTGTCCGTTTCGTAATTTTATTATAATCACTATCTTTATATCTTTCAGGAGACATATGCCAATATGTTCCCTGACATTCTATTACTAATTTTTTAGTTGGAATATAAAGGTCAACAAACATATTTGATATTTGATGACATTGTTGAAATTCTAATCCTTTTGATTTTATGTAATCCGCTACTTTATATTCTATTTTTGATTTTCCAAAAGAATCGAATTTTTTATACCACTCGACCCATTTTGGAAATAATCCAAATTTTTCTATTTTTTCTTTATATTTTTTACCATTTTTTTTATGTATCCGTCTCATTTTTTGATAAAATTTTATATCATTTCTATAAAGATATTTAAATTTATCTGTCATTTTATGAACACCAAGAGAACTTTGCTTTTTAATACACACATCACACATTTTTCTAGGAACCAATTTTCCGCACGGTTCTCTTTTATTAATCAATTCCTTATTACAAACAGAACAATTGGATTTAATAGTATCTTTTAATTTTTCTTGAAAAATTTGATGTTTATGATTTTTTCTACAAACAGAAGAACAATACTTTAATCTTTCTAATTTTTGTATAAATTTTCGTCTCATTATATTACCACAATTTAAGCACGGTTTTTCATATAATGGGGTTATTAACCAATGATGTTCTGACCTGCATTTACGACAACAGTATAATTTTTTCTTTTTATCGTATTCCGATTGGTAAATATTAAAAATATTATTACAATTTGGATTTAAGCATTTAACCGATATTAATTTTCCGTGTGAAATATTCATATACTAATAAATAGTATAAAGCAGGTAGTTCCTATCATTTCTTTTTTAGGAAATTATATCTCAAAGACAAGTTGCGCGGATGTCGCTATTCGGGAATTTAACTTCGAATATCGACGGATCGAGTGATGGATAAATCATATCGTTTTGTGTAGCTGCATCAATATCATATTCCACAGGAGAGTAATTTCCACCATTGGTGGTCAATGGAGTTAGATTCTTTATATCCAACGTAGTAACAGTCTGAACACCCTCTACTTTAGCTATTTCAAGTCGCAAACTACTCAAATTGATAGCTTGTGAAAATTCCCACGTATCAATATCAAAAAAGTTTTGGACGGCTTCAATGGCATTTGCTAATATATCCTTCTTGTTGTAACCCTTGAAAACTGTTATTGCGAATTGAACACCAATATTTATTACATATCCATCAATAATGTTGATGCTGTCTGTTAACATTCTATACTTCCTCAAATACGTCAACATATTTGTAACTAACGCTTCATTAGGAGTAGTTAAGTTTTTGTTTTCATCAAATGACAAAACATACAAGTTTACAGCGAACGGGTTACTTCTATCAAAAGCAATCTTTCTGAAATAGTTTTGGGTATTTGCATTGTTTACTGTTGCCGTGTTATCGGAATTCACGGTTCCTGTCAATATTTGGTTCTGGTTTACATCCAAACTGTTGTAAGTTATTACCTGTACTTTAGCCACAGAACCATATTTTGCAGGTAAAGCATATACTCTTGCTAGATAATCGTCTTGAGTAACAATGCGGTCTTGGGCAGCAAAAGCTGCAATAGCATTTTGTCGAACATTGTTATCACTCTCAGGTCCAGATCCACCAACCGTAGCATCAGAATTGTTAACTCTCAACGAAGTTTTTACCGTATTTAGAAGACTGGATTCTTCTGGTGTAAGAGCATCTGTTGTGTTGTTTATAGAAACAGCGTCAATGTTAATTATAGAATTTGACGGTGAATTAGACTCATATCCACCACCAACCGTGTAGGTTACAGTCAATGTTGTGTTGGATGGTGCAAGTCCATAGGTATCGTTTTGTAGGAAGTTGGATGGGTCTAATGAAATGTTTAAGTTGTTAATATTTGACAATCCAACACCAACCTGTTGTGAACTAAGGTTGATAATTTCATCAGCAAACCCACTTGTTCCTGACCCAAACTCCAAAAATGTAAGGTTATTTTGGTCAACATTCACAGTAAATCTACGTGATGTTTTCAAGTAATTTAGAATATATGGAACGGTGGTTTTGTATTGAGAAAGGATTCCTTCTGTTACGTCATTGTTTGGAACATCAGCCAAAACCATTTCCTGAGCTAAAAAGTCAACCTGATACCACTTGTTATTATCTGCATCAACTACACTAATAATCTCCAAAACGTTATTTTCATCCAAATATAGATTAAGAAATGGTGTCATTTCTGATACGGTGAATGTTTTTTGTATAACTTTCCCAGACCTGATGTTTGCAGTTTTTTGAAGTAAAAAATACGTTGGAACACCTGCATCATCACGTTGATAAACAGATGAAGAAAGTGGGGATAAAGAGGTATTTACTGAAAAATCTATAGGTGCAGAAGTCAGAAATGAAGACCCAACATTGTTGGATACTTGCATATTTTCTTGTATATTCAAAGTATAACTGTTATCGGGAACATAACTTCCGTTTGCATCGGTTGTGGATGGACAAATCTGAAATACATCTACTGTTCCTGTTGCACCTTTAGATGGAGAAGTTGTATAGCCTAGGTATTTTGCAAGGGCTATGATGTTTTTCCTTTCTGTTGTGTTATAGAGAAGGCCTTCCTTGAAAGCATAATCAGTGTAATAAGATAATACGTCACCAACATACGACGCCATATCAATGAACATCATACCCGGCGATGCGTCTGAGAAGTCAGCATACGTGCTTGGATAGTAATACTTAGCAAAATTGATTAAATTCTCATGAAAAGCTGAGAAGTCTTTGTTAAGATACCTTACTTCTTTAGATTTTGGTTGAAAGCTTTTCTGTGTGGTGGTAGCCATTAAATTATTTCCTTCTTTCTTTCTAAGACATTCTTAAATTGTTTATTTACCGCATCATATCTCCAAAACTTTTTTGGTTTAAGAATGTCTATAATTTTTTGTTGTCTTACTAAATCTTTTTCTTTTTGGCCTATCGAACTATGATATTTTGTATCATATTCTAATACCACGTTTTTCTCTTTATCATAACCATCGAGATAACAAAGAAAATCGTCGGTGTGAATTTGATAATTTGGTTGAAAATTAAATCCCAAAAGTTTCCATTTATCTAATAACTCTAACTGACCTTTATCAACCGATTTACCTAAGTATTTTGTTTCGACCAATGCTTTTATATGACGTTTTCTAATTTCTGGTGAATGTAATGCTTTTTTTGTTAAAATTGAACGCTTTTTTTTCTCTTCTGGATGAATTTTCCAATATTTTCTCTGTGCAATAGATGATTTTTGTTTTTCCTTTATATCAAGGTATCTTTCTTTCTGTGCAATAGATAATTTTTCTATTTCTTTTTTATTTTCAAATCGTTTTTTTTGTGCAATGGATAATTTTTCTATTTCCATTGGGTCAGAATATCTTTTCTTCAAAGCGTCAATTTGTTTTTGCTTATACTCTTCGTTAAAACTTCTTTTAACATAACCAGCAGCCAATTTTTTTCTATATTCTTCGTTAGAATTATTTTTAATTGTAGCGCAACTACTACATAGACTATTATTTTTAATAGCTCTATTTAAACTTTGTTTAAAAATATAACACATTTTCTTATTACATTTTGGACAAACTCTACTATATTTTTCACTACTCATATCACATTATTGAATTATTTACAGTTATGACCACCGTATCAGACTGCTTTGTTAAATTGACGATGAAAGATACAGCAATTTCTAGCATATAAATATCTGTATTTGATGTTATTTGATCGGTTGTTAGTAGATTTGCTGTTACGTTAGTAACTGTTACGTTTGGTATCCACATGGATATGTCTTCGGTCACTATATGAACCGCTTGGTCTTTCAACGTATTTACATTTTGTTCAAATACCAAGTTCCACAATCTTGTACCAAAGGTGGGTTGCATCCTTCTTTCACCTTGCCTAGTGTTCAAAAGGTTAATGAGGTTGGTTTTGACTTGAGTAAGAGTATCAAATGATTGAGCAAAATAACCACTATTCCCATCTGTAATAGGTAAGGTTATTCCGATGGGTTTGGCTATCGTAGGATTTTGAATAATGGTAGCCATCCTGTTATACAACCCCCTCTATTATATTTTTAAACTTATTATTTACAACATCGTATCTCCAAAACTTTTTTGGTTTAAGAATATCTATTATTTTTTGTTGTCTTATCAAATCTTTTTTTCTGTAATATGATTTATTATGATATTTTGTATCATACTCTAATACCACATTTTTTTCTCTATCATAGGCATCAACGTAAAATAAATCTTGGTTAGTTTTTATTTGATAATTTGGTTGAAAATTAAATCCAAGTTTATTCCACTTTTCAATAAACTCCAACTGTCCTTTATCACATTTTACTTTTAGCCATTTTGATTGATGCAAGGCATCTAAATGTTTTTTTCTAATATCTGGTCTATGCAATGCTTCTTTTACTAATTTAGAAGTTTTCTTTCTCTCATTTAAATTGGTATATCTTTTAATCTGAGAATTAGATGATTTTTCTTTTTCCTCTAAATTAGAATATCTCTTTTTCTGTGACGTGGACATTTGTTTTAATGTTTCTT